TTTAACCGAGCCGGTCAAAATACAGCTTATGCGTTACCTGTACAAGCATCACCCTGACCTCCCTGGCCTAGGGGGTACCCCTCAAGCTAAGTATTTTAGTGGGTATAGTCTGGATGACGTGGAGCGGCTCGGCAACGACGGTGAGCGTGGCTACTACAACTTGGTGATCAAATGAGGAGGAAATACGGCGATTGCCAGCGTGCAGACGGTGACTGCACTGTCTGCACGCTGGTGTCTTATGGACGCGACTGCCGGGGTAAGGCAATCACAAACCTTGAATGGGCCCGCCGCAAAAAACACATGAGTATCGATGCACTGTCCACACGGTCTGGCGTCAATGCAAGACAAATCCAACGGATCGAACAAGGCGAGGGCAAGATGGGCAATGTCACCCTCACCAACGCCATTGCCTTGGCGGGCGCGCTGGGCGTAGATGTAAGGGAGCTGCTATAGTGGCAAGCACACGTTTTCCAGGTTCCGGCATCCTCTCCTTGACGCTAATCCACTCGCTCATGCTGTCCGTCCTCCTTTTCCCATCGAAGCGCCGCAGTTGGGGCAAATTGCAGTATTTACGATGTATACCGATCTGACGTGACAAGCGCTACAGGT